GGATCACTGACAGTTTCACTAACTCTAGCGAGTTAATAAATGGCTCAATTTGTCCTAGATTCATCTGAATTAGATGTTGATGTTCTAGGGCCAATAACCTTCGCAACGGCAACGGCAAATCTAGGTTCAATCTCAGCCAATGCTAATGCGGATATAACAAATGTTGTTTCGGCAACGGCTGCTTTAGGTGGCTTAACAGCAACCGCAAGCGTGCCAAGTGTTGAGGTAATTCAAGGTCAAGTTGGTCAGCCAAATTATATCCAGCCTAACTTCCCTGAAATTATTGAGCCTGAAAAAATAACAGTTTCAATAAAAGTTGCAAAAGCAAATACAAAACTAGGCAAGTTATCAAGTAAATCAATATCTCAAATTGATTTCTCAATCCTTGATGATGATGCAGAAGTTTTACTTTTAGTTTAGGAATCTATGCCATATTTAATATCTGATAAGCAAAATGATTGCTCTGGTTGGGCAACTGTAAAAGAGGAATCTGATGGTTCTTATACAACTATCGGTTGCCATAGTTCTAAGCAAGATGCAATAGATCAAATGGTTGCTATTTCAATTGCTGAGGATATGGAGCCAGGTGGCGAAGTTTCTAAGCGTGCCTTACCTGATAATTACAGACCTGCACTCGCAGATGATGTTCCTGATGGTAGAGCCTGCGGTAATTGTTATTTCTACAATGAGCAAAAGCAAAATGATGCAGGCACTAAAGCCTGGTGTGAAAAATGGTTAGATTATGTTGATGGCGCTTATTACTGCAATGCTTGGCAGGCAGATGAGGCAAATAGGCAAGTTGATTTAAGTGTTCCTTCATTTATCAGGGCTAACGCAAAGCGTGGCTTAAAATATTATAGTGAAGGTTTTGGGGGCGATGGTTTAGTACCAGCAACCATCGCAGCAGCAAGAGATATGGCTGCTGGAAAAATAACAGAACCAAAAGTTAGAAAGATGGCTCCCTGGTTTGCTCGCCATCAAGTTGATGGTAAAGCACCTTCAAACAGTAATCCATCCGATCCAGGTTATCCAGGAGCAGGCTTAGTTGCCTGGCTTCTTTGGGGTGGGGATAGCAATTTTTCAGATAGAGCGCAGAATTGGGCGCAACGCAAAATTGATGCTCTGAATGCAGAAGCAGAATCAAGGAGAAAAATGAAAAAAATTGAACGCCGCACATATACAGTAAAAGATGTGCAAGCAAGATCAGCAGAGGATGGCACAATGCGCCTTGCTGGTTACGCAGCCGTATTTAATGAATCAAGTGTTCCGCTACCATTTAAAGAATCAATTGCGCCAGGAGCATTTCGCAAAACATTAACTGAAACTCCTGATGTTAGATTACTTATTAATCACGAAGGTTTGCCGCTAGCACGATCAAAGAACGGCACATTGAAATTAAATGAGGATGATCGTGGATTATATTTTGAGGCTGAGTTAGCAGATACCACTGAGGCTAGAGATATTTACAAACTGGTTGAGCGTGGTGATGTAGATCAGATGAGTTTTGGTTTTAGAGTTATCCGTCAAAAATGGAGCGATGATCGTAGTCGCAGAGTTTTAACTGAGGTTTCATTAGCCGATGGCGATGTATCGGTAGTAACTTATCCAGCCTATCCAACTACAACTGTTGAGGCTAGAGAAAAAATTGCTAGAGCGCTTGAGGCAGTAAAGGCAGGCAGAGATATAAGTGCAGAGGATATGGTTATTCTTGGCGGTATATTTTCTGATTTAAATGAGGGGCATGAATATATTATGAGGGCATTTGAAGTAATGTCTAATTATCTTGATACAGATTCTGCTGGCTACAAAAATGATGACGAGGATGAGTATGATAAATACAAACGCGCCGTTGATGTAGTTGGCGATTTTGTTGAATGGGATGCAAGCGGTGGAACCGCAAGAGGTAGAATCGTGCGTGTTTTACGCGAAGGCACTCTTAATATTCCTAACAGCAGTTTTACTATAAAAGCAGAAGATGGCGATCCAGCAATTTTAATTAGACTTTATAGAGAATTGCGTGATGGTTATGTGGCAACTGATACTTTGGTTGGGCATAAATCAAGTGAACTTCGCAGTATCGCACCTCTTAAAGAACCATCAGATGAGGCAAATCGTAAAATTTCATTGCGTCTAGCCCAAGCAATAATAAATAACACAAAATAAATTTCTGTTGTAAAAATACAACAGATGAAGTCGGAGCGAACTGCGCACCCTTTAGCGCCGCGTGAAGTATCGCCACCACCTCAAAATTCAAACTAACGAGGAGTTAAATTAATGTCTTATTTAGACAAAGTAATTGAACGCCGCGATGCAGTGAAAGCAGAGATGGATGCAGTTCTTGAGGCAGTAGCCGCAGAGAATCGTACCGATCTAACTGCTGAGGAAACAGAGAAAGTAGATGCTCTAGTTGCCGAATCACGCTCGCTAGATACAAAGATTGAAAACCTAAAGGCTCAGGCAGATGCAGATGCAAAAGTTGCAGAAGTTCGTGCAGCAGTTGCAGATGTAGCAATGCCAAAGTCTGGTGGTGCAAAGGTAATCCGCGAGGAGCGTACCTATACACCAACATCAGGAGCATCATTTATTCGCGATGCTTACAATGCTCAATTCAAGCAAGATTTTGCTGCTTCAGATCGTCTTGCTCGCCACATGCGCGAAGAGGAAATTGAGCGCCGCGATACTGATACCACAAACTTTGAAGGTTTAGTGGTACCTCTCTATCTCACTCAGTTGGCAGCACCATTGGCTCGCGCTGGTCGCCCAACCGCAGATTTTGCAACTAATAAGTTGGCATTACCTGCATCTGGTATGACATTGAACATTAGCCGCATGACCACTGGAACTTCAACAGCGATTCAAGAAACTCAAAATACAGCAGTTTCTGAAACCGATGCTGATGATACCCTGCTTACTGTAAATGTTCGCACTATCGCTGGCCAGCAAGACCTATCACGCCAAGCAATTGAGCGTGGAACAGGTATTGATTCATTTGTAGTTGCTGATCTAGTTCGTTCATGGCACACCACTTTAAATTCTGGCATCATTAATGGCGCTGGAACAGCAGGTACTATCAAAGGTATCCGCGCATCAGGTGGAAATGCAATCACTTTCACCGCAACAACTCCAACTGTTGCACTTCTATATCCAAAGTTGGCAGATGCTCTACAAAAAGTTCAGAGCAATGTATTTACAACTCCAACACATTGGATTATGCACCCACGCCGTCTAGCATTCTTGCTAGCAGGTGTTGATGGTCAGAATCGCCCATTAGTAGTTCCAGCAGCAGGCGGCCCAGTAAATGCAGTTTCAACTGGTGCAGGTACTGCGCAATATGGAAACTCAGGTTATCAATTACTTGGATTACCAATTATTGCAGATGCTTCAGTTGCTACTAACTACGGCGCAAGCACAAACCAAGATGAAATTTACTTGGTTGATTCACGCGAGATGCACCTATTTGAGCAAGCAGGCGCACCATTCTCACTTCGCTTTGAAGCAACAAATGCTGGTTCACTAACAGTTAAAACTGTTGTTTACGGCTATGCTGCCTTCACCGCAGAACGCTATCCATTAGCCGCATCAATCATTAGCGGAACTGGCTTAGCAACACCATCCTTCTAATTTAGAAGGCAATTAAGAACTGTTTAGGTGGTTTAACCTCCCCCGATTAAACCACCTAAACTCCTAGATAGTTCGGGGGAACTATGAAAATTGCACATAAAATATCAATTGGCTCCTGTGATTCAGGTCAAATTAATGGTTCATTTGCTTACACATTAATTCAATTAGCCCAATCAAGATCATCAAGATTAGGGCCATTTATTAGAGTTAAAGGATCAGGTTTACTTTCTAAAATTCGCAATCAGATAGTTAAACAATTTTTAGATAGCACTAAATCTGATTGGCTTTTAATGGTAGATAGTGATCAACAATTAGGTGTTGCAACTTTTGATAAATTAGTTGATACAGCCCACGATTTAGATCGCCCAGTTGTAGCAGGTTTAGTATTTGCTGCTTTTAATGATAATAAAAGTGAATATCCAAAACCAGTTCCAGCGATATTCCAAGATTCACCAGAGGGATTCTTACCCCTTTATAAATATGATGAGAATAAAGTTTTTGAAATAGATGCCGCAGGAACAGGTTGCCTTTTAATCCACCGCAGCGTTTTGGAAAAAATGCGTGAAAATGCTGATCCTAATATGGGTAAAAACTGGTGCTGGTTTTGGGATGGCCCCATAAATGGAAATTGGGTTAGCGAGGATTTACTTTTCAGCCGTCGCATTCGCTCCCTTGGTT